ATATTCATTCTGTTTTTCCTTTCCTCGCCTGACTCCGAATCCAATCATAAGCTCGTCGCCACGCTTCAATTTCTTTAATAAATGCTTTCCATCTTTTGTTCAGAAAAGCTTTGTTTATACGATCTTCCAAGGCATAAAGACGTTTAACAACATCGTCACGCTTTGCAAGAAATTCCATCTCTTCTTTACCCATGTAATCCTCAGCGCATTCACTAATTTCTTGGATTAATCTTTTGAAATATTTGTTTTGCACTGGGCACGATTGCTGATCCAACTCATCTAAATGTTGTGCTTGTGCATCGCACATACTCAGCTCCTTTGTGTTGGAATATTTCCATATAACTGGCTTGTTCGCAATGCTCACAATGGAAAACCAAACGGACACCAGACCGGCGTAGACTTGGATTTGCTAATTCGCCAGAGTCCGGTCTACCTGTCATTGCGTACATTCTCAAGCCTTGATCAACTGGCACACCGTAATGCATCGTGGGGCCGTCTTCTTCTTCACGTCTAAATACGTCTACGGTCTGCAAGTGCACGTTTTCGCTTTCGCAATTTGCACACGTAATGCAACCCCACTGATTCTCACCATTGACTAATTCATTCATACAATACTTTTGTTTCTTAAACATCCTGATACCTACCTTTGTTTAATTGTTTTACGCAGCTTGTACTTTTTTATCTCTGCGCTTTTCTCTCATATGACTATTCCAAAATTTTATTGGAGGCACGTTATAGAATCGTTTTGTTTGATTGTTTTCATCTTTGCTCGGCTTATTTTTGAATCCAAATTTTTGCAAAACTTTACTAATTGCTCTGATGTCTCGGCCTGTAGGCGTTGTACCTTCTTGCAGGATAAAACCTGCTATCTCTGTTGTAGTGGCTTTATAGTCTGGATCTTCTTCCCAGTTGAAAAGGTCTTGTAGCTCTTCTTCATAGGGTAGAATGTTTTCAAATTCGGTCAAATATCTTCTAAGCTGTGCATCTTCTTTCTGAGTCAGTAAATAGCTTTTAACTTCCGAATCTTTGTCGAACTGCGTGTAGTGCCAATATGCCTCTGCATAAACCTGCTGCATATTCACTTTGTGAAAAATATCGAGAGATTCAACGGGAAAAGTCCACCAACGACTATTCCCCGTGTCGTCATTCAGAAATACTTTAGGGTTAACCGAAGCGCAAAAAATTGTGCGCCTTTCATATCTGTCGGCTCTGGTGGCATAAGGAGTTCTTATAATGTCTTCAGTTTGAGTGATAAAGCTTTTCATTCTGCTTATGTCTGTTTTTCTAAATGTTGCGTCCAATTCTCCAAGCTCACAGATAAGGCAACTTATAGCCAATTTATAAGAATCTTTGTTTTGTGCGTCCAGAGTCACACCGCATCTCACATACTCTTCTAAGTCAGGCGGTAAAAGCCTTCGAATCCATGAAGTTTTTCCGATACTTTGTGGGCCTTGGAAGACTAAAACGCCCTTTGTAAAAGGTCTTTTTTCATACTGACAGGCAACTATCGAAGTAATCCATTTTCTAAAAATAACCCTGTAAAAATCTTTCTGTATTTTACTAATTGAAGAATCAAACGTTATCGTATCAAATAAATTATCTATAGGCGTCTGTGTCTCGTCCCACTCTTTGCTTTCGATCCACTCACAAATTCTATTCTTTCGGTTTCGGCTTTGTTCTGCGCTTAAAAGTCCTTTTATTGCAGATCTAATATTCATGCCGTCCTTGATTGCTTCATTTATCAGGTACTCGTCGTGATAATTCGAGTGAAATTCGACCTTATCATCCTTCTTGAATAAAGGCTCTTTTAGTAGTTCGTCTGTATATATTTCAACACCGATACGCTTCAAAAAAACCTTAAAGTTTTCGTATACAGGGTAGGGGTTGCCGTGACTATTAACTAATCTATAATCGGTTTCGTTAAACTTTTTGCGCCCTAGTTTCTCGGGTGTAAAAAGCTCTAGAAATTGAGGCAGACCTTTGCCTTGGCACTTTTCGGCGTGGCATTTTATCTGGGGCCATTCGCCTTCAGTGTGTTTATACGCAGCAGAAAATTCAGAGTCCTGATGGTCATGCCAAGGGCATTCTATCCTTGTCCACTCGTCGCCCTCTGCGCCTATTTCTAAGTCTCGCTTTTCAAGTAGTGCCTTCATATCTAAGTTGACCAGATCAACGCCAGAGAAAGCCTTTTCAAACTGATAGGGTTTCGGCTCCCAGGGTTGACCTTTGAAGTATTTTTGTAAGTAATCAGCACCCTCAAGATGACACGGATATAACCAAAGTTGTGCCACTTCGTAACTCTTTACATCTATCATAGATTCATAGTCTTTTAAGCCTAAATGCTCAATTAATCGCAGCGTTTCCCATTTAACCTGGCTTTTGTATATTGGCTTGCTCGTCGGCACAATAATACGGAATCGAGGTTCGTCTATTGTGTGTCGTTTTGTTGTGTGGATGAAGCCACTTAAACCGGAATCTTCGAGCCACTCCAGAGCATCCGACAAGTCCACCATCTGGCCCTGTTTTTTACTGTCGTTATCTAGATCTATTACTAGACAATTCACTTCTACAATGTTGTCAGCACCCCTCAAACCTTTGTAAGCAGTGCCGGCACTCCAGCATTGAACATTTTTAGCCTGATCTAGGCTTTTAATGGTTGTCTTTTCTGGAGAAAATTGTTTAACACGGCCAAATTTTGATTGAAAAGAATTGAAATGTGTTATAATCATTCTAATACCTTTTGTTTACAAAAGCCCCAATTGAGTCGTCAAATTCGTTGGGGCTTTTTTGTTTTCATTCCATTTATAGTAAATTCTCGAAAAAATTTTCGCAAGTTTTATTTACTCGCTCTCTTCACAAGTCGCACAAAAACACCCAGAAATTTATATATCAATTATGCATTTTCTGGAAAAGGTTACAAACTGGTTACAAACTTCGTGAAAAGTTACAGAATTCTGTAACTTTTGGTTACAGAAGTTACAGAAGTTACAGAATACAAAAAAAGTCTGTAACCTTGGAGATCCGCATTATCAAAGGGCTATAGCGATTTGGTTACAGGTTACAGTAGTTCTTACCTTTCTTTCTTCTATAGTAATATATATACATATATATATAGAAATAAGGGCTTTTTGTTAAATATAAGTTATAAGGTATAATATGGAAACTTGTGTAACCCGTGACTTTTTGCACAAATTTAACCTAATTCTCGGGATATCCAAAAGCTTGCGGTGCGCATCGTTTGACTTGCAAATATCGGCAGGACATTGCACGTATTCACAGAGTTGTTCACATTACGTGAGTATCCTGTGATTAACTTTTTTTGCTAAACTCTTCGATTTGCTTTATTCTTACAAAAGTTGTGAAAAAGTCCGATTTTTTGAATGCTATGAATTTATGCGAGCACAAGAACAAATTGTGTAAAGCGATTTATTTGATGTTCAAAGATGAAGACTTGGTTTACATAGGCATGACTGATAATGTGCCGATTCGCATAAAGACGCACAACATTGTCAAAAAGCATGAGTATGATTCTTGTTTTTATCTGTCTTTTCCTTTCGAGACTGGCAGGGATGGTGGAATATCTAAAGCAGTCGAAAAAGCATTGATTAAGCATTTCAAACCACCACTTAATAGAGATGAAAAAAAGAACACTTTAACTTTTCCAGAGGTCTGGCTTATCCGTCAGCTTTTCGGTGATGACGTCAGGATTCGATACTGATGACACTCGAAGAGTTTTATAACTCACGCCAAGAGCTGAAGCAGATCAAGCAAGATATGCACGAGTTAAGGCAGCACGTAAAATATCTAGCTGCGGAGCTTGAAGCGGTCAAGACTCAAATGACGCTCGACTATGAGCAGGAGTATTGGAATTAAGTCATGGATTCCTTTGTATCGCATCCTAAGAACAATTCGTGGAAGACTGAAAAAGAACTTAGAAAACAGATCGACGACAAAATCAGAAGCGGTAAACTGAAGCCTGGTAGCGAAGGCGGAGAAGTCAAAACAAGACAGATGACGGACGAAGAAAAAAGAAAATATGCTGTGCTTTAAGCACAGCCACACCACATAGTGACCTCTATGTTGTTTTAGACGCTCTCGGAACCCTGCTTTTATAGTGGGGTTCCCTTTTTTGTCTGAAAGGTGTAGACTGCAACCAGTATTAATATAGCGCGTTAGCGCGTAGTTAGAGCAGAGCACAAAAACATTAAACCGCTGCATTTGTGGCGGTTTTTTGTTGCTTGCGTTTTTTGCATTTTCTCCAGTAGGGCCCTTAAAAGAGAAAACTTGAAATTTATTTCAAATTCAGTAATAATCAAAACAATGAGAGCGAAAGCCTCATGTATTTGAAAGAGTCTTGGTTGTTCCGCAAAAAACATTGACCAAGGCTCTTTTTTGCTTCCCAGAAAAAAAATTTAATTATTTTTATAAAAGGTATTGCAATTAATGTAATTATAAGTATACTAAAAATATGAACACTTTAACTACAGGCGCAAGCCGAAAGGACTTTCAAATGTTACCTATTCAAATTCTAAGGCAGCGTGTCTCTTACTGGGGTCTTCGTCTAAACGAAGCTAAAACAATTAGAGAGTTTAATTATTCTCTAAAAATTTGCGACTCTTTGCAAAAAGAGTTAGTTAATCGGCTTCAATCAGAAAAGGAGGTAAAGTAATGAAAAAAAGAAAAGTAGGTAGGCCCAAGGGGTCTACCAAACCAGACTCAAGAAAGGCGTATTTAACGATACGCCTAACAGACGAAGAGAAAGCAAAGATAAAAAAGGAAGCTGAGCAGCTCGGCGTTCCGATAATTGACGTTTTTATGATGTTTCTGAAATTCTACAAAGAGCATCAAAATAAATAACCCAACTTTCCCAAAAAAAGGAAAGTAGACTCCATAGGTATTGAAGGACAAAAATTTTTAACAAAAGGATCGAAAAATGCAAAAAACTGAAGTTTATTGTGCAAATTGCGAAAGTCACATTGAAACCATTTCCGAAGGCATGGAAGATTTAACTATTCACTCAGGGGAGCGCAGGATAATATTGACGGATGGCTCTGGATATCTCGAGCGTGACGGCTGTGTTAAATGTCCTGTTAAACTAGTTTGATAGTTTCGTTTAGCCTCAGAATGATTTTTCTGGGGCTTTTTTTTATCACTGTCACATATGTTAAAATAGATTCTTTCAAAAAAAATTCTCCATCGTGTTACATCGTGTTACAATCTTTCGCATGGAACGAGAAGCCCCAAAAAATGCATTTTTACAGTGCAGAGTGACAGAATCCGAAAAACGCAGAATTAAAGAATTTTGCAAGATCCATCGACTAAGTATTGCGGAGCTTCTTCTAGAGGCGGTGAGTAATGGGCGTTAAAAATCAAAAGTTTATACGCATCCCAGAGTCCACCGAATACATTAACGAGCGTGGTGCGATACGTTTCGAAGATGGCCGAATAATTGTCAGAGATTATAGCGACAGCCAGAAAACCATTGCATGGACAACAGACACACCCACAACAAGCGGAGACGGTGAACGACTAGAACAGAATGAGATCTTCAAAATTACTCAAGCGCAGGTAACAGCCGGAGCGATTAATTTAAGCTATGACGTAGCAAGCGCAGCAAATGTAAGAATTCATCAAATCGGATCAATCCCTTTAGTAAATGCTTCAGTTAGTGAAAGCTTTTTTAGTGGCGGTAATTTTTCACCCGACCGGCCAGATTTCAGAGCAACAGACCAATCAGATTCGATAACAATTAGAGCTAATGATCTATCCACTAATATCAATGTCGACGATGTTATAGAAGTGCGCTACGACATAGACAGCGACCAGAACACAAAAATCAGGCAAGTTATCAGCGAAACGCCGGCGGTTGAACTTGTAACTGTCACAAACACGCACATCACACAAGGCTACTTTGTTTTAAGCTCTCAACCTTCAGCACCTGATTTAGTTGAAATTTTCCACTTGGGCGGTATCGAGCAGGTTAACCGCTCCGCTTTCTCTGCTGTTGAACTAGATCTTTTGCCAGATTTGCCCGACTTTGCTGTTGCTGATACTAATGCAGATGAACCAAAAGCTATCTACATAAGAGGATTAGATTTCTCAGATTCAAATGATTTAGACCTATCTAATAAAATTTCTGGTAACATAATAAGTGGAGACACTTTTGTAATTTTCTACCGCACCTAATTTAAGCGGTAAAGGAGAAAAAAAGATGGCTCGATTAATTAAAGGGGCTTTTGTTGAGGATTTAGCGATCTCGACCGGAAAGCTCGCACAGGGTGCGGTAACTGCTGAAAAAATTACCGCAGGTTCAATCATATCAACGAAAATAGGCAACGGAGCAGTCATTACAGCACGACTTGCTGATGATGCGGTCACTAATGATAAATTGGCTGCAAACTCCGTAGACAGTGATAATTACGTCGATGGAAGTATCGACAACGCTCATTTAAGCGCAGATTGCGTGAGCGCTGATAAATTAAAAATAGCCTACGGTGACAGTATCAGATTAGTAAATTCTGGTGGTTCGACTGTTGGAATTAGTATTGATTCGGACGGCGACCTAGTCGGCCCCGATACTAACAAAATTGCATCTCAAAATTACGTTTCAACTGCTGTTGCAAATCTTGTGGACTCTAGTCCTGACAGCTTAAATACGCTAAACGAATTGGCAGCTGCTTTGGGTGATGATGCTAATTTTAGTACAACCATTACGTCATTAATTGGGACGGGCTTTACAGGCAGTGGATTAGGTACTGACGGGCAATATACTGCTCCATCTGGCACAAATTATCTTGGTAGTTCAAGCTCATTGTTGAATGCTTCGGTAACCTTAGATTCAAGCATTAAATCAGTAGAAACTAGCTTGACCAGTTCTATTTCTACCAATGTTTCTGCATTGGAAACGAAAATAAACACTGTAGAGGCGAGCAGCGGTCTTCAAGCTGATGGATCTTTTTCGATCAGTGGCACAAACTATGCTGATTCTGCCACTTCGATTTTAGGTGCTGTTGAAGATGTTGATGGACAAGTTAAAACTAACGCGGATGCGATTGCTTCAAACGATACTGATATCGCCACAAACGCAGCGAGCATTACATCTCACGCATCTAGTCTTTCTAGTCTTTCTAGCCTTGCAGATTCCCACGAATCAGCGATTGGCCTCACAAATTCGGGTACATATTCCGCTCCATCTGGCACTAACTATCTTGGTAGCACTAGTTCTGTGATGAGTGCCGTTCAGGCACTTGACACAGCACTTAACACAGTAGCAACTAATGCAACTAGATCTTTGAATCAAACTAAAGAGCAGGAGCTCGTTGTTATAACAAGCACTCATATTTCAAATAACACCGTAGCTTTTGAATTAGATGAGTTGTCGAGGCATGATGGTAGCGTGTGCGTCCAGTACGGTAACTTAATTTTGGTTCCAGGCGCATCCTATGATTTTACTGTAGCCTCGGACGTTTCAAGTCAGAAAACTACTGTGACTTTAAGCGATGATTACAAGCAGTCCGGTGGTAAATCTTTGGTTGCGGGTGACGTTTTAGTTTTCCGTTATGACCATGACCCAAGCTTCACTTACAGCGAGTAGTTGATTTAATTAACGTTTGTTAAGGCAGTCTTCGGACTGCCTTTTTCTATTTCTGTTATAATAAAACTATGACTGTTTACGTTACTAAAATAGGTTCGAGTTTTTTCGAAACAACAATAGTCCGGCACGTCCAAACAATAGTAATGGATGCATCTAGAATTGCAGCTAAACGCAAAGAACTTGACCATACACCAATTGACCTAACAGCAGTTCGGGCGGTTGTTTATAGTCCCACAGGATGTAGATACCCTGACTTAGAAAATTATAACTTCAGCGGTCAAACTAATGCTGATTTTCAAATAATTCAAGAAGGTGCATTTTATTACATCCTTTTTGATGGTCAGAATCTTTCAAATTCTATGCCGGCATTAAACTCGACAATGAAAGTTTATTATGAATATTCGACAAAAGGCGATGAAGTGATAGCAGACTCAGAAGAAATAGCTCAAGCGGTATGGCAAGAGAACACACCCAATGATATTGCAAGTGCGGTTTGGTCACAGAACTCACCAGAATCTATTCAGTCAGGTTCGGCTCAAGCTGTATGGAATACAACAATACAGAATCAAAATGCGTCTGAAATAATGCGCCGAATTTATCAGATTAACAGCGGAGCATGGAAGCTTGACACGGAAACAAGAAGGCTCAAGTTTTACGATTCGGACGGCACTACAGTACTATTTGAATTTGATATGCTCGACGCTCAAGGTAATGCAACAATCAGCAGCGTATTCGAAAGAAGGCCGAGAAAATGAGCATAATGACGCTTGGATTGGGTCAGGGATTTGCAGCAGGTGACGAACTTACGCTACAATTTACAGAAACCGAACAGTTGGTAGAGGTTAGCACCGAATTGATACTTGCTGAAATAACTAATGACACTATCACACTGGAGCTAGAATAATGGCTTATGATTACGAAATAATAGAAGGCGATAACCTGCCACTAATCAAGGTAAAAGTATCAAGCTATTCGACGCTCGATGAAAACTGGAACGGTAAGCTTTTCGTGACCAAAGCAAGCGATCCAGACACGCACTTGATAACTAAAAACTCACTTAACAAAGACTCAGCCAACGAGTATTTCGAGGCGTTTTTAACTCCTGCGGAAACTGCAAACCTGGGCGATGGGCAATACAATTTAATTATACAAGTAACTAACGCTGTTTTAACTCCGGTAGAATTCAAACTTACAAGCAAAAAGACGTTAAAAATTAATCCTAGTTTAGTGTAATCATGGCAGTTCCAAAGCGTGTTAAAAATCTAATCGACAAGCACAACCTGAAAGGTGTGAACAAGCCCAAGCGAACGCCAGGGCATAAGTCAAAAAGTCACATAGTGCTTGCAAAAGAAGGCGAGCAATACAAGCTGATTCGATTCGGGCAGCAAGGCGCAAAAACTAAGCCACCGAGGGCAGGAGAAAGCGAAGCGGATAAAGCAAAGCGTAAAAGCTTCAAGGCTCGACATGCTAAGAATATTAAAAAAGGTAAAATGTCGGCTGCATATTGGGCTGATCGTACAAAATGGTGAGGTAAAAGATGTCGCAAGCAGTACCGAAAGATGCAGCACTTTGGTCGAGAGCTAAAGCAGCAGCAAAAAGAAAATTTAAGGTATACCCGAGCGCATATGCTAATGCCTGGGCAGCGAAATGGTACAAGGAAAAGGGCGGTACTTGGTCAGGCGGTAACAATAGGGTCAGACGTGGGAAAAAAAAATAAAAAAAGTGGACTTGGTAAGTGGTTTTCTGAGCAGTGGGTTGACGTAAAAACCGGCAAGCCCTGCGGGCGTAGTTCTTCCGATGGAAGAAAGTCAAAAAGACCTTACCCTGCTTGCAGACCTAAAAAAGTCGCAAGTAAAATAAGCAAGCAAGAAGCGAGTAAAAAAACAAGCTCAAGAACTGTCAAGTGGTCAACCACAGCAAGCGGTAAAAAAAGGAAAAAATAATGCCAGTTAAGAAAACTAAGGGCGGTTACAAGTACGGAGAAAAGGGCAAGACCTACAAGAGCCGAGCTAAAGCAGTCAAACAGGGAAAAGCTATCAAAGCATCGGGATACAAGAGAAAGAAAAAATAACTGACATAATTTAACACATAAAAAAATGCCAAGAACCAAACTATTTACAGACGAGCAGCTAGAGCAAGCACTCATGCAGTGCTGTGGTATTCTTTCGACCGCTGCAAAGAAGTTAAAAGTAAATCGTTCGGCTGTTAGCCAAAGAATCAGCAAAAGCAAAAAACTGCAGGAAGTAGTAAGACAAGCAAAAGCGCAAGCCCTTGATCTAGCAGAATCGGAATTATTGTTTCGACTCAAGGATAGAAAGCACCCAAATACTCAAATGAACGCTATTATGTACTATCTTAACAACCAGGGTGAATCCAGAGGATATACGCCGAACAAAAAGCACGATAGGACAGAAGACACAAGCACCGAAGATCTAAAGCGATTAAGTAACTTATTTAGAAAAGCATACGACGAGAAGCCCAAGAATGAACCGAGCGACTGAAAATATTTACAGTCAGAAGGTTATATATCATCCGGCACAATTTGACCTATTCAACTCCGATGCTCGATTTATTGTAATAGCAGCAGGACGCAGAAGCGGTAAGACTTTTACCGCAAAGAGAAAGCTAGTAATGCGAGCACTCGACACATCTGGTTTATATTTTTGCTCTGCTCCAACATTCCCACAAGCTAAGGCTATTTTTTGGGAAGATCTAAAGGCATACTTACCGGACTTTTTAAGATCCAAAGCACCCAATGAATCAGAGTGTAAACTGTTTCTTAAGAATGGCTCAGAGATTCGCATTATCGGACTCGATAGGCCGGCACGTTTTGAGGGTATTCCTTGGACTGGTGGAGTAATTGACGAAACTGATGATCTAAAAGAGGAAGCATGGCAAGCGCATATCAGACCGGCACTTGATACGATTGGCCTTAACACATGGGCTATCTTGTGCGGAGTCCCAGAGGGTAAAGGCTTGTTGTTTGAATTGAGCAAGAAAGCAGCGACTGATGACAATTGGCAATTTTATCACTGGAAAAGCTCGGAGATTTTAACAAAAGAGGCAATCGAAGCAGCAAGAAGCGACCTTTCACCGCTGCAATTTAGAAGAGAGTACGAAGCATCTTGGGAAACTGGATCAAACATAGTCTATTCAGATTACGACTCGATTAAGAATGCAACACACAAAACAATTGATTTAGAGCTTCCCGTCCAATGGGCGCATGATTTCAATTACACACCATTATCTAGCTGCATTATTCAAGAACACGATGACGGTAATCATGTAGTCGATGAGATTATACTAATCTCCGCAGTAGCAAAAAACGCAGCTCTAGAATTTATAGACAGATACAAAAATCACAAAACAAAACGCTGTTATATCTTCGGCGATTACAGCGGAACAGCCGGAGAAAAGCATAACCAAGGAAGCGATTACAAAATAATCGAGCAGATCCTAAGATCTAACGGGTGGAATGTAACAAGACATTGCAAGCCAAACCCTGCAATTAAGAGCCGGCAAAACTCGCTCAGAGCGCAAATTTGTAATAGCTTCGGATTTCGGAATTTATACGTAAATGTAAAAAAGTGCCGTTATGTTGACAATGGTTTAAGTAAAACTAATTTAATGAAGGGCTCAAGCTATCAAGAAGTCGAAGACGATTACCAACATATAACAACGGCTCTAGGCTATTGGGCTTGGACAAGGTATCCTATACATCAAGGCATCGCAGCCACTCAAAAAGGATTCTAAAATGAATGAGGAAATTTTCGAAGTATTTGATAACTTTAGTCAACATTTTAAGGTAGCAAGCCACTTTGAGCTTATGAATGATTTTCCAAGCCTCACGGACTGGATAGAGTTTCGAAACTCATACAACTATTATTCTAGTTATTTATCTAGCTCCGGCTTTTTGAGATACAAAGACTTTGTAAACGATGTTGCTATTTTTTTTCCACCTCATAAACATGAGCAGATCGAAGATTATATCAGGCGCATGAGTACAACAAGCCCATACAACGTCTATAAGCACAGCATTAATGCGCTACTCGGAATCATTGGACGCAAAGACGCAACCATCACAAACAGCGAAGAAGCAAGAACAGACTTTTTACATAAAATTGACAGCAGTTCCAGAGACTGGCAGAACTTTGTACGTACCGAAGTTTTCCCTGCTGCGATGACTGGCCTAGGCGGTATCTTTGTAGATAACGTGAACGGCCGACCGGTTTGGAGCTGTTACGATGCAAGACACATTTCTAGAAAACATCTATGTTCTGAGTACATCGCCGGTGAGGATTATCTAAAGCGAGTCGTTTTAGTTACAGCAAGTCAAACGGAGCGCAAAGACAAAGAGTACGAATATGAGGAATGCAAAAAAGCTCTGTGTCTAAAACTTATCGAACGCTCCGAGCTTGCAGATTTCGAATCGGGTGAATATGTTTCGTTCAGCAGAGAGAAAGACCCCGAAAATTTTGTAGCTGTTTTTCAGATCTTCGAGAAGCAAGAATCTGAAGAAATGGAACTGACGAGTCAAGGTGTGTTTCGTAACGTATCAGGCGAGACACTAAACCGACTGCCTTTCTTTCTCTTTAAGGGTGCTGATAATATGGAAGTGCCTTTCTTCTCCGCAGCTAAAAAAGCATTGAAACTTGCAGATCAAGAGAGTGTATTTGAGAATGGTCTAGCGGTTGCAAATTATCCGATGCTTGTACACAAAAGCGACAAATCCAGTCTACCTATAGACTCTGAAATAACAGAGAACAATCAGAATCTAAGACCTGGCTTGATTATCTCGCCCAGGTCAGTTTTCGAACTGCCACAAGATGACAGCCTTGATTTTTTAGAATATGAGGGCAAGCCTTTTAAGCTGACATTCGAGTACTTAAAGCATCTCGCATTCCAGGTAAGCAGCATGATAGCCAATAAATTAGCGGATCAATCAACAATGAAAACAAAAGCAGAATACGAGGGTCAGCAGATGACTAATACAAGCGTAGTTTTGCGCATTGTAGATAGTTGTGAGAATGCGGTTCAATCGGCTTGCGTTGCTTCTTTGTTTTATCTCGGAGGGCAGGAAGAAGAGATTCCAAAAATAGATTTGAATCGGGATTTCGTGCGTGAGCAAGTACCTAGCGGATTTGTTGACTCTATTGTTAAAACTTGGGCATCTGGTTTAATCTCTGGGGATCTTGCAATATCTATCATGCGAGACAAAGAGATAATCGAGACAGATACGACATATCAGGAACAGCTTGAGAAGATGGAGCAAGAACAGATATTCTCTGGAACAGAACCGAGCCCAGAAGCGGATGAATGAGCTTTTTCGATACGTACATAAGAGATCAAGCATACTTGCAGCGGTTTGATTTTGCGAGTGCTGAGAATTATACAAATCAGCTCGAAGAGATTCGGGACTATTTAGAATCAAGTCTTGCAGCATCGGACACAATTCAGAGTCAAACGAGATACAGAAACTTAATCGCACAAGTCGATGAAGAACTTAGACCATTGTACGCAAGACTCAAAACAGATCTAGAATCTGATAACCGCATTGCTTCACAATTCAGCTATGAAATTACTAATAAAGCTTTCGAAGGTGCAGGAGTTGAAATCAAGCAGACATTCGACGCAATCCCTTTTGATGCTCTCAAAATTCTGATAAGTATAACAGATAACATAACTCTAGAAGGTTATGAGCAGACAGATAGACAGTTCAAGCCGATTAAGGAAATCGACAAGCTGATGAAGCAACACAGCGGAGAATATAAAAAAGCTTTGAGGCTTTCTATTGCGGAGGGCTTAGGAATTGACGATACCGTTAAACTTTTTCGAGAACTGACAGAAGATACAGACAATCTCAAAACGCATCAAGTAAACGCATTGACACGTACAACCATAGCGGAAGCTATGCAGCGAACCAAAGAGTACACCAATGAACAAAATTTTTCTGATGTTATTGAGGGTTATCAATGGGTAACGACACTAGACAACCGCACATCAAAAATCTGCGCAAGTAAAGCAGGACAGATTAAAAAAAAGCTTGAAGACTTCCCGATTAGACCGCCGGCTCATATCAATTGCAGATCTCAGATTGTGCCTTTCGGTGAATTTGACGACCCGAAGACAATGAGCCAACGGGCCCGAACTTGGCAGCAAAAAATTGTTGCAACAAATCGAGGTGAGATTAAAAGCCAGTTTAAGCTCAAGACTGACAAAGTAATGGATATACAAGTACCAAAACAATCAAGCAAATTTACAAGCTTCGACGTATTTTTCAAGCAGATGAGAAAACAAGATCAAATCAACTGGCTCGGCCCACAGCGATATAAAATGTACCATAGTGGCAAATTAGGCATGAAACAACTGCTAGACGGACAAGGCCGGATTCGAACAGTTAAAGAGCTCGCGAACCTTATCGGCATAAAAAGCGAAGCATTGCAGGAAATACGGAGGCGTGACAAGCAAATTAAAGCGAAAAAGCCACAAATAAGCACTAGAGCAGCAAGCATACAAAGAAAACGCCGAAAATTGAACGAAAGTAAATAAATGAGTTATAATACATTTGGCGAGATGCCAAAAAACCAAAACGGGCGAGACGCTCAAAGATCCCAAAAGTGGCGAGATGCCAAGGAGTTACAGCTATGTCAAAAGTTTTAACAGCTTACAGCGTTGAAGATTTTAACGAACTAAACGAAGATGACAAAAAGTTTTTAGTAGAGGAAGATGGGAAAGTATTCTATGACCCGAGCCCACTGTTAAGAACTTTAGAGAATCAAAGAAAAGCTGAAAGAGAAGCAAAAGCGGAAGCCGAGCGAATCAAGGCGCAGATCGAGATATTAAAATCAGAAAACAGCAAAGCGGTGAAACCAGAAGAGAAGAACGAAGAACCACAAGATTCAGCACAATTACTTGAGATGCAGAAAGCATTAAAAGCAATGCAGGATCAAATGAGTTTAGAGCGACAACAAAACGCAAAGCTGAAGATGCAGCAACAAACTGCAAGAGCAGCGGAGGCGGTCGGTATGCGCTCAGAATGCGTTAGACTTTTCGACGGGCAAATAGCTTCTGACGACAGAGGTACATTTGTTTTAGACAGTGATGGAACTCCAAAAATTGACCCAATGACAGGCGACAGAATCAGCATTGAGGACTATTTTAAGGATTATCTAAAATCTAATTCTTGGGCTAGTAAGGATGCAAGCTCTGGAGCAAGTTTTGACGGCTCTGGGATTCGAGGACAAATCAACAAAGTACAGACTAGCAAGACTCAAGAGCGAGAAATTCGCAAAGGGTATCAAGAGGCTGTGCTTAGCGGAAATAAAAATGCAATACAAAAATTTAGAATGAAGGCGATTAACGCCGGTATTAATTTATAAGGAGTAAAAAATGGCATCTACATCAGCCAACGGGTTAATCACCAACCTAGCAAATTTTCAAGGTGAGTTTATCGGGATCGGTCAAAGAAAGTACCCCTTTTCAAGTTTGCTTGGAATGGGGCCACTAGAGAGAGGTGAAGAGTCACCGTTTAGAGAAGTCGGAGCAATGAAGTTTAATATGTCACAGACTTTTTCACTAGATTCAGCATCGCAGTCGGTGCATAGTGAGTCCTCTACGTTTGATGCAGCCGATTCCACAGTTTATCAAACTACACAAAACACAAATTTCTGCCAAGTGATGCGAGAGGGTGTTAAGTTCTCAGATCTTAAGCTTTCCGATAGATCAATCAGTGGAAATGCGATTGACGGCGATATCTTCGCAATGCAAGAGTTTCAAAAGCAAATCATGATCCACTTGGAGCAAATGAAGAGAGACTTTGAATACTCTATTATTAACGGAACTGGGCAAGACGGATCAAGTAATAGTGCTACAGCTTTCCAAGTCAACGGACTTTATAGCGCATTGAGCACTAACAAGATCGACGCTTCAGCAGCTTCTATTTCTAAAGCTTTGATTGAGAGCTTAGCAGTTTCCATGCTAGATAATGGCGCAGACCTGGAAGATATGTACTTTATGTGCCGAGCTGATTTATTGATGGAAATCAATACTCTTTATGGAGTACAACCAAGATCCGAGAGCCGAGGCGGTATCAACTTGCTAGAGCTAATAGTACCAGGTATGCCACCAGTTAAATTAGTATACAACGATCTTGTTCCTGCTAATGTTTTACTAGCTGTTGATATGGCTCACTGTGAAGGTGTTTCAAACACTACACCAGGTTTACCACAGATCTCATTCCGATCTACTGCTAATGTTGGCCAAGGTGAAATCGGTGAGGTTTTCGCTAAGATCGGTATAGATTTTGGTCACGAAAGCAAGCACGGAGCACTTCATAATTTAGCGTAAAGGTAAGGCTATGCCAGAAAAGAAACAACTTAAAGACTTAGAGCCGGTAAAACAAAAAAGGCGTGTAGACGTAAGAGTCGCAAGCTTCATGTTTCGGGGCGAAGTCAAAAAAGCAAGGTACGACGAGATCAAACATGTTCATTATTTTGAACTTGAAAACGATCATGACGAATTTGCAAAACACGTTCTAAGAAAGGCTAAATAGCATGGCGATTGTATTCAATTCGACAGTATCAGCAAGCGGTGCAAACTCTTATGCAAGTGTTGCCGAGTTGAATCAATACCGTGAGAATCTTGGGTTGTCGGTTCTATCTGAATCGGCTGCCCAAGTAGCCTTGATACGTGCTACATCTTGGCTCGATAATTGTTATAGGGCTTATTGGAAAACACAAGAAAAAGCGGTCAGTACTCAAGCTTTGCATTGGCCACAGGATGGAGCGAAAGACTTCGCAGGAACGGAATTAAGCAAAACAGCGATTCCGGCGCAGGTTCAGCAAGCTGTTTATGAGTATGCGATAAGAGCAGAGAGCCAGACAACACTAGACCCAGTGCCTAGTACAAACGTTAAAAGTCAGGAACTCGAAGGCTTGGGTAAACAGGAATTTTTCAATCCTAAGAACTCGCAGCAGTTACCTGATGACTTTTCATTCATCGACACAATATTAACCGGCTTAATTGTCGGCAGGCCTGGCGGTGCTAGGATTCTGAGATTAGAAAGAGCTTAAGCAATGAAACAGGCATTCATGAAAATGAAGAACAGTATTTTGAATGCTTTTGATGACTTTGTAGAATCAAGCGTATCTCTAAAATTCAACCCGACCACAACATACAACGCAGCCACCGGAGCAGCTACAGTAAGCTATGGAACTAATGAGACTGTAAAAGCTTACTTATCAGTATACAAACGACAGGCGACCGGTCTAGAAATAAAAGCCGGTGAACTTAGGTTACTGCTTGATACAGTAAGCGAAGTACCGCCAAACAGCGAAATTACTGTGGGCTCTAAAGTGTATCGAGTTCTTGAGGTGCAGCCCATACCGCAAACTAATCAGATAATGACAGAGTGCAAAGTTGAGGCGGTGAATAATGCTTAGTATGGATCTTGCACGACTACAAAACACGCTTAATGATTATGTCGAAAAGACTAACGCAGCACCGGCAAAAGCTGCAAAATCTATGATGTTAACAATCAACAGAGAAACGATTTTACAGACTCCGGTTGACACAGGGCGTTTAGTCGGTGGGTGGATGATAAGCACAGGAAGACCGAGCAGCAAAACACCACCAGAGAGAAAAACGAAAGCCGACGAAACAGCAGCCAAATCAAGCAAGATACAAGACAATACAAACAAGATCGAGGCTTTTAAGTCTGGAGTGCTTTGGCTTACCAATAATGTTAGATATGCTCGAATTGTAGAATTTGGCGCAGGGCGCAGAGTCGGTAAATTTATGCTATCCAAAGCGGTACAAATAGCAATTCAAAAAGTCCGGAACAAAATCGCATGAATTATTTAGATATTAAAAATAATCTAGAATCAGCTTTGAATACTTTTTGGACAAGTACCCCGATTTTATGGGAAAACACGCTTCAAAAAGAATCAGATACAAATAGCGTTTACATTGTGCCGAGTGTACAACCGGCAGACTCGATAAAAATTGAGTCGGGTGTAGGTGGACTTGTGAACACTTTCGGGCTTTTTTCTATTAGAATTGTAGGCA